CTACACGACGCTCTTCCGATCTCCGCGGACATACAGGATTATGAGATCCTGTACCTGCGTTACATCGGCGACAAGAAGTGGGAGCAGATCGCCGTCAAGATGGGCATGGACGTGAGCCGCGTATACCGGCGGCACAAGCGTGCTGTGAAGGCTCTCGACATCCCGGAGTGCCAGTAAACGCACTGTTTTTGAAGCAAAGCGCACTGTTTTGCACTGTTTTTGATGAAAGACGCACTGTTTTGCACTGTTTGACCTGTGATATTATTAGACTGCGAAAGCCGCAAGGAGCTGGACAACATCCAACACCCTGCGGCTTTTGTATTGCCCGGCTGCGACAGGGGAACGCCTTACCGACCAACAGCCTGAATGTACCAGCTGGGCAATTTATGTTTTGGTATCCGTGGCACTGTTGAGGACAACACCCCGGCGGGGTCACTGGGTATACATGGGAGTCATTGCAGCATCATCCCGGAGTGCGTGGCAGCGTATCGCCAAGCGGGTTCCTTTGTCACCATCCTACCCAGTAAGCTGCCACTGCTGGCAGCTGCGCACTCCATCCTATGCCGTTGTAGCTCAACGCAGAGCGCCGCCCATTTAAGGCGGGTCACATTGACGATACGCAAGAGCGGCCCTGTCCGGCCTGTCCCCGGACGGATTGAAACTCTTGTGGTGCTGGTTCGAATCCGGCCAACGGCTTATTTTATACCCCCGGGGCTTGCAAAACACCTCGGGGTCTTTTTATACCCTGCTCCTCCCGCAAGTGCCGCCCCCTGCAAATATCCCGGGGCTGTCTGCGGTACAGCGGACTGTGAGGGGTCCGCACGCTATAACCACAACGCTGCCAAAGGAGGCCTGCACCATGACGAACCCGCGCTATGCCAACGGCAATCTGCGGCGCAAGCATCGGGAGCGGCTGCGGGCAATGGGCTGCGAATGCGGCATCTGTCATGGGCGTTTCGGTCCTATTCATTACGATGAGCCTTCAGACGCGCAGCATCCGCTCTCCTTTGTGGTGGACGAGATCCGACCTGTATCTAAATGGCGGCAGTTCGGGTATCCCTCGGCGCGGGCAGCGGCTGAGGACTGGACGAACCTGCAAGCGGCGCATTATTTCTGCAATGCGCAAAAAGGCAACAAAACCGGGCAAAACAGCCCGAAAACCGGCAAAAAAGGGGCAAAACCGTGCCGCATTCCGCAGGTCAGTGACGGCGAGTGGTAGGGTGGGGAGGGTCCCCCTCCCGCCGCCCTCGGCGACTCCGCGCTGTCCAGCGCCGATTTACACACAGGAAGTTTTTTGAAAGGGGCATCCAGACATGGCGACCATGAAAAGCATCACCTCCAGCGGCAGCCGTCTGGAGCAGCTCAAGCGGCTGGCGCTGGTGCTGGCCAAGAATATCGACAGCTGCGAGGATGCCCGGCTTTTGCCCCAGCTGGCCAAACAGTACCGGGACACCATCCGGGAGATCGAGGAAATGGAGGGAGCACCCAGCGATGACGACGAAGTCGGCGCGATCCTCGCGCAGCGGCAGCAGGATGGGAAGCCAGGAGCCGTCCGCACGCATCGCTCCGGCGTACCGGAGCACTGACGGCGGCGATGCCGTGCGCATTCTGCGGGCGGGCGGTACCATCCCGGATCCGTGGCAGAGTGACGTGCTGGAGGACTGGATGGGGCGCACCCCTTCCGGCAAGTGGGCAGCGCCCACAGCGGGCGGCAGTGTGCCCCGGCAGAACGGCAAGAGCCTGCTGGTGCAGGGACGTGCCGAGGCTGGGATGCTGCTGTTCAATGAAACGGTCATCTACACTGCCCACCTGCAAAAGACTGCCACCGAGACCTTTGAGGAGATGCGCGCCTTCTTTGAGGGTGCGCGGATGCGGCGGTATGTGGAGGAGATCCGCACCGCCCTCGGACGGGAGCAGATCATCCTGAAAAGCGGTGCCCGCATCAAGTTTCTGGCACGCACCCGCAACGGCGGACGCGGCCAGCACGGCGACCTGCTGATCTTTGACGAGGCGCAGGAGCTGGACGAGACCGCGCAGGGCTCTTTTCTGCCTGCCATCTCTGCCAGCCTGAATCCGCAGACCATCTATGTGGGCACGCCACCGGGGCCGGATGCCGTGGGCACCGTGTTCCGGGCGCTGCGCCGCCGCGCGCTGGACGGCGAAGCCAAAAAAGCTGCATGGTTTGAGTTCTCGGTGGACAAGATCGGGGACGTGAAGGATCCGGCGCGCTGGGCAGCCGCAAACCCCGCGCTGGGGCGACGCATCCAGCTTTCCACCATTGAGGGCGAGGCCGAGCAACTGGACCCGGACACCTTTGCCCGGGAACGTCTGGGCTGGTGGAGCCCGGAGGCCACCCAACAGCTGGATCTTGCTATTGACCCGGCGGCGTGGGCGGCCTGTGCCAGCGAGGAGCAAAAACCCGAGGGAAAGACCGCCTACGGCATCAAGTTTGCACCGGACGGCAGCGCTGTCTGTCTGTGCGGCGCGGTGCTGCCAAAGGACGGCGCTGCCCGCGTTTCCCTGATCGACCTGCGCCCCACCGGGCAGGGGCTTGCATGGCTGGCAGACTGGCTGAACCAGCGGTACGACAAAGCTAGCTGCGTGGTCATTGACGGACGCAACGGCGTGGACGTGCTGGCAGACCGCATCAAAGAGGTGTGGCGAGCAAAGAACGCCGTGATCCGCCCCGGCACCAAGGACGTGATCGCCGCCGTGGGCGGCTTTACCAACGGCATCAGCGAGCACAGCCTGACATGGTATCAGCCGCAGACCGTGCTGGACGAGAGCGCCCGCACCGCCATCAAGCGCCCCATCGGCGGCGGGTACGGCTTTGGCGGAGACAACAGTCTGCCGGTAGAAGCCTGTGCGTTGGCGCTGTGGGGCGTAAAAACCTGTAAACGCGACCCGACCCGCAAGATGCGCATCGGGTGAAAGGAGCACCATGACCACCACCTTTTCTTTTGGCACTGTGCCGGGCTTGACCGGGGAGGAACAGCGGCAGCTGACCGAGCTGACCGAAGCCTACAATTACCACCAGAGCCGCAACGCCACCAAGGAAAAGTATTACGAGGGGCACGTCACCTTGCAGGACGTGAACCTTGGCATTGCGCTGCCCAAGGGGCTGAACAAGCTGGAGGTCGGCTGCAACTGGGGACAGAAAGCGGTGGACGCGCTGGCATCCCGCAGTATGTTCGATGGCTTTGTGAGCAACAGCGGCGCGCTGGGCGGGCTGCAAAAGCTGGTGACCGACAACCGTCTGATTGCCGCCTACGCCAAGGCCTGCCGGGATCAGCTGAAATACGGCTGTGTGTTCGCCACCCTGTCCGCAGATACGGATATCGGCTGCCGCATCCGCTTCCACTCCCCTGCCACCGCCTCCGCGCTCTGGAACGGCGAGAAGGGGCGTATCGACTGCGGGCTTGCCATCATCGACACGGTACAGGACGAACACCAGAAAGACAGCTGGCGGCCTGCGCTGGTCAACTTCTACACCGACACCGACGTCATCGTGCTGCGCGCGGTCGGCAGCAGCTGGGCGGCGGAGCGGAAGCCCCACCGGATGGGACGTCCGCTGATGGAGCCGCTGATCTGGAACGCCACCAGCAACAAGCCTTTTGGCCGCAGCCGCCTGAAGCGTGCCATCCGTTCCCTTATCGACGACTATGTGCGCACCGTGGCCAACGCCACCATCGCGCTGGAGTTTGACACCACGCCCCAGAAGTACATTCTCGGTGTGACCGATGAACAGTATGACGCCATTACATCCGATAAATTCAAGCAGTATGTCGGCGCGCTCATCGCCGCCACTTCCAACCCGGAGACAGGCGAAAACCCAGTCTTTGGGCAGCTGGCGCAGGGCAGCTTGCAGCCCCATGTGGAGAAAATGCGGATGACCGCTACCCAGTTTGCGGCAGCCACCGGTCTGACCGTGATGGACGTGGGCGTGGTGAACGATGCCAACCCCACCAGCAGCGACGCCATCCTTGCCCAGAGCCAGACGCTGGTGCTGATGGCGCAGCAGCTGAACACCGGCAACGGCGATGCCCTGCACACCATTGCCTGTATGGCGCAGGCCATTGCCCGGAACGTATCGCTGGCCGAGCTGACCGAGGACGAGCGCGGCGTGATGGCACACTTCAAAAACCCCGCCATGCCCAGCGTGGCGGTGACTGCGGATGCCGCCATCAAGATTGCAACTGCCCGGCAGGAGTTTGCCAGCACCGACACCTTTCTGGAGATGATCGGCTTCGATCAGGCGGATATCCGGCGCATCCGGGCACAGGAGCAGCGGGCGCGCGGGCAGGCACTGCTGATGGAGATGGACGATGCAGATAACGACACGGACGTGGAATAATTACATTGCCCGGCTCTCCCGGCTGAACGAGGCTGCCGGGCAGAAGATGCGGGAGTATATCCGGCTGCACGGCACGGACGATACCGAGGCGCTGATCTCCTACGCCTACGCAGTCATCACCCGGTACGGCGAAGGCAGCGCGGAGCTGGCCTGCCAGATGTACGATGCACTGGCTGAGGCAGAGGGGATGCTGCTGCCCGCAGCAGAGCCTGCCGCAACTGCCAGCTATGGCGAGGTTGCCCGCATGGTGCACGCCACCAAGGACCAGAACCCCGAGAATCTGCCCAGCGGCGTGAGCCGCCTTGTCAAGCGGGCGGGCGCAGACACCACCCTGCACAACGCGGTGCGGGACGGTGCCGAGTGGGCATGGGTGCCCCACGGGGACACCTGCCCCTTCTGCATCACGCTGGCCTCCCGTGGCTGGCAGACCGCCAGCCAGAAGCTGCTGAAGAATGGGCACGCGGAGCACATCCATTCCAACTGTGACTGTGAGTTTGCGGTGCGGTTCGACCGCCGCACCAGCGTTGCAGGCTACGACCCGGAGAAATACCTCAGGCAGTACCGGGATGCCGGCAGCGATGTGAACGCCATGCGCCGCATCGACTACGCCGCACGGAAGGATGCTATCAACGCCCAGAAGCGGGCGGCGTACCAGTTGCGACAGAAAAACCGTGGACAAAAAGTTTTCATCACGGATCAGGCGATTCAAAAAGTGCCGCTGGTTGCTCCAAATGGAGCAGATCACCAGACGGCTCTTTTTATTCAAGAAACCCACCGCGAACTGCTGAAATTTGCTCAGTCTCAAAACGACAGCAACGAAGTGGCTTGCCTGCTGGATCTGCCAGCAAATGAAAAACTTCCCTTCGTTAAAGGCGACCAGACTTCAATTGACATTGAAAAAGATGCTGCATCCTATCATTGGCTTAGAAGCAAGCCTCCCAGAAGCGTTATGCTTTGCCATAATCACCCCGGGCAAAGTTACTTTTCACTGCAAGACGTTGCAGTCTTTTTGAAAAACGATTCCATCGGCACAATGTCAATCGTTACAAATCAGGGTAAAGTCTGGACGATTTCCAAAACAGCCCATTTTGATTACGATGCAGCTTTTGCAGAACTGCGCAAATATCGCGGTGCAGCGGAAAAGGAATGGGATGATGTTATTGACAACTTCTTGAAAAATGGCTATACTTACGGTATAGGAAGGAGTTGATGCCATATGTTAGACGGAGATAAGCTCTCTTGGGAAGAAGGCTGGGCTTATATTGAGAAAGCATATGAGGAAGGCAAGAAACTCCGCGAAGAACGACAAAATCAAACCGAAACAACACAAAAATAATGCAAACCGAACCACGATGCACACGCACCGTGGTTTTTTGTTGCCCATTTTTAGCACGATGCAGTTTGCACCGTGCTTTTTTATACCGTCTTAGCTCATTCTGGAAGAGCACCGGTCTCCAAAACCGGAAGCGGGAGGTTCGATGCCTCCAGACGGTGCCATGTTCCCGACATTTGTGTCGGGAACAGCCATCGCAGCGGGCAGTGCGTACCCTGCCCACAACCGGACGCAGACGGAGAACTGCGTCACCAAACCGAGGTTTTACCAACAGAAAGGAGTTTCCACCATGAAACGCGAAGACGTAAAGAACAAGATCCCCGGCATTACCGAGGAGCAGCTGAACTGGCTCATGCAGGAGAACGGCAGCGACATCACCCGGGAGAAGAACGCAGCCGCAGCCCTGCAGACCCAGCTGAACAGCGCACAGGCGCAGCTCAAGACCGCACAGGACGGCCTGAAGGCCTTTGACGGTGTGGACGTTGCCGGGCTGCAGGCGCAGGTGACCAAGCTGAAGGCGGATATGCAGGCGCAGGCCGATGGCTTTGCCTTTGACAGCGCCCTGAACACCGCCATCCTTGGCAAGAAGGGACGCAGCGTGGATGCAGTGCGCGCTTTGCTGGATCTGGATGCCCTGAAGGGCTCTAAAGACCGCACCACCGACATCAACAAGGCGCTGGAGGAGGCAGTCAAGGCAAACCCGTGGGCGTTCGGCGACACCCAGCCTGCCGGGTATCCCAACGTCCGGGATGGCGGTACTCCGAACCATATCCCCAGCCAGCCGGACGGCGTTCTGGCTGCCTTCAGCAAACTGAACCCGAATCTGAAAATCTGACCCGTGCAGCAGCACGGAGAAAGCGAGGTATTTTTATGGCACATGCAAATCAGGAGCGTTGGGCATCCTATGTGGACGTAAAGCTGCGTAACACGCTGGTGACCCGCGACAATCTCATCTTCAACAGCCGCTACGAGGGCGACCCCACTTCCGGCAAGGTCAAGATCCCGGTGCGCGACACCGAGGTGGCCGTCAAGGAGTACGACAAGGCCAACGGCGTTGCTGCCGATGTGGGCACCACCACCTATCTGGATCTGAACATCGACCACGACGAGGCGGTCAACGAGCTGATCGACGGCTACGATGCCGACAGCGTGCCCGATGACATCGTGGCAGAGCGTCTGGATAGTGCCGGTTACTCTCTGGCGCTGTCCATCGACAAGAAGTCCATCGACGCGCTGGAAAGCGCAGCCGGTGCTACCATCAGCGCCACCAAGACCGCCGCCACCGAGGCCAACGCCTACAAGCTGGCACTGGAGGCCAAGCGGGTGCTGGGCCGCAAGGGCGTGCCCAACGAGGGCCGCTTCCTCATCGCGTCCCCGGAGTATCTGGAGGTGCTGATGCTGGACGAGCACTTCATCAAGCAGGGCGACCTTTCTCAGGAGATGGTGCAGCAGGGCGTTGTTGGCCGCATTGCGGGCTTCAATGTGTTCGAGAGCAACAACATGGACTACGAGTCCACCACCCGCGTCAGCAGCAAAAAGACCACCACCGAGTTCATTGCCGGTCACCCCAACTGGTGCCACCGCGTCATGGAGTGGCAGACCGCTGTGCACCTGCAGGATCTGTCCGGCTCCGGCAAGTACATCGGCGCATCCGCTGTGCAGGGCCGCAAGGTGTATGGTCTGAAGGTCTCCAAGCCCCAGACCCTGTACATCAAGCGCACCGAGACCGCCACCTGATGAGGTGCCGCCATGAGCTACGCAGAACTGCAGGACGTGGAGGCAGGCTTCCGCGTCCTGTCGGATGAGGAGCGCGGCCGCTGCACCGCCCTGCTGAGCGAGGCGGCGCTTATCATCGACACCTACAACGCCGATGCCGATGCTGACCGCAAGCGGCTGGTATCCTGCCGGATGGTGCGACGTCAGTTGGGCGAGGACGACAGCGGGGACGCTGTCACCTTTCCCATGGGCGCAACACAGGGAACTGCCACGGCGCTGGGCTACAGCCAGAGCTGGACCATGAGCGGCGGCTCTACCGGTGAGCTGTACCTTTCCAAGCTGGAAAAAAAGCTGCTGGGCGTGGGCAGCAGGCTGGGCGCACACAGCCCGCTGGAGGACTTATGTTGAAGGGTATCGACATCATCCTGTACGAAAAGACCAAAACCGGCGAGGACGGCTTCCACGATCCCATCTACGAGGAAATCCCGGTCACCGTGCACAACGTACTGGTGGGGCAGCCCACTGCCGAGGAGATCACCACCGAATTGCAGCTGACCGGGCGGCGCATCGCCTATACGCTGGCAATCCCAAAGGGCGATACCCACAACTGGGACAACGTCCAGGTGGCGTTTTTCGGGCAGACCTTCCGCACCTGCGGCGGGGCTGTGCAGGGCATCGAGGCCATGATCCCGCTGCGCTGGAACAAGAAAGTGCAGGTGGAACGCTATGAGTAAGGTGACCATCAAGCTGAATCGCAAGGGCGTGCGGCAGCTGCTGCAAAGCCCGGAGATGGAGAACGCCCTGACCGGCATTGCCTTTGCGGCGCAAAATCGCCTTGGCGAGGGCTACAAGGCCAGCTACTACAAAGCCAGCACCCGCGTGGTGGCCAAAGTAAGCGCCGAAAGCCCCGCCGCCCGCAAAGAGAACGCCGACACCAACTCTATTCTGAAGGCGCTGAAGTGATATGATCGAAGAAACCATCCAGAACTATCTGCGTGAAAACGCTTTTCCCTGTTATCTGTCCGTGCCGGAGAAACCCTCCGGCAATTTTTGTGTGCTGGAAAAGACCGGCTCCAGCTACGAGGACGGCATCTTTACCGCTACGCTGGCGGTGCAGTCCTACGGCAGCAGCGATTATGCTGCCGCGCAGCTGAGCCATCGCGTGGTGCAGACCATGCTGGACGCGGACACCCTGCCGGAGATCGTCTCCTGCACGCTGAACACCGACTACAATTTCCCGGACACCACCCGCAAGCTGCCCCGGTATCAGGCAGTTTTTGAGGTGGTGCATTACTGACGAAAGGAGCATTTTCTATGAATGCAAAAAATGTGACCGCAGCAAAGCCCAAGGTCGGCGGCGCTATCTGGTGCGCACCGCTGGGCACGGCTCTGCCCACGGACGCCAAGAGCGATCTGGACCCGGAGTTCAAGTCTCTGGGTTATATCTCCAAGGACGGCCTGACCAACTCCAACTCCCCCTCTAACGAAAACACCGCTGCATGGGGCGGCGATACCGTGCTGAGCCTGATGACCGAGCGCCCGGATACCTTCCAGTGCACGCTGATCGAGGCTATGAGCGTGGAGGTGCTGAAGACCGTATACGGTGACGACAACGTTACCGGCACACTGGAGACCGGCATTTCCGTCGCCGCCAGCGCCGACGATCTGCCCTTCAACGCCTACGTTGTGGAGATGGTGCTGAAGAACAATGTGAAAAAGCGCGTGGTCATCCCCTGCGGCACTGTGACCTCTGTGGGTGATATCACCTATGCAGACGGCACTGCCGTTGGTTACCAGACCACCATTACCGCGATCGCCGACACGGATGGCAAGACTCACTACGAGTATATGCAGAGTGCTGGCAAGTAAGGAGGACTATCATGATCACTGCAAAGACCGAATCCGGCTTTTCCATTGAGCTGGAAGAGAGCACGCTGGACAACATGGAGGTGCTGGACGCACTGTCTGATCTGGACGAGGGCAACCCGCTGGCCATGTCCCGGCTGGTCGTAAAGCTGCTGGGCAAGGACGGCAAAAAGCGCCTGTACGACCATCTGCGCACCGAAGACGGCCGCGTGCCCGCGTCTGCCGTTGAGAGCGCCATCATGGAGCTGTTCCAGTCCATCAACGCCGGAAAAAACTCTGCATCCTCGCCGAACTGATCGCAACGGACGAGGACGCACTGATCTGCGATTTTGTCCAGTATTACAACCTGCTGAACTGGCGTGCCCTGCCGGTGCGGCTGGCGGCCACTCTGGCCGCCGGTCTGCCGCCGGACAGCCGCAGCATGATGGTGCTCCATGGGCAAAAGCTGACCCTTGCACAGACCTTACAGGCAGCTGAACTGGACACCCTGCAGGCCATCTGCTGGCGCATCGGACG